TTCCTGATACAATCGTTGATGAACTTCTTGACCTTAGTTGCTTTCTGCGGAGTCATAAACTCACACAGAGATGACATCTGCCTTGCATATTCACAGAGATACTTTACTTCATCACGTTGTGGTTGCAGATATACATCAGGTTGCACAAACTTGCAGAACTCAGTGCTATCAAGTTCTGTAGTCAGTGGGAACGAGATAGCATCACGAAGATCATTGTTTGAGATGTAGAATGTATGTGGGCAAACAATGATGCTCTCTTCAATCACTTCGGGGAAGTGATAAGTGATGGTGTTTGGTGTATACTCTGCACTGCCACCGTACCCGATAAAATCACCCTGAATGACCATATCTGTCCTAGGCAGGCAATCAAACGCCTTGTGGAGGATTGTAGCAACGTTTCCAGCGTAATGCTGGTCAATCTCTCTATGAGAGTGTGCAATCTTGATTTTTACCTTATTGAAGACAGACTTTGTGCCAACAAAAAATGTACCTGTAGCAGGATCTGTGCCCCAAACAATAGCAGGAGCGCCATCCATTTTGATACTGATAGTAGAATCTGCCTCACAGAACCAATCAAGACAAGACAAATCGCCTGTCAGGATAGAATCTTCGGGGTGCTCAATGTGGGTGTTCTTCATACTACTAGGACACTTTAGGGGCTACAGTTGCATTAAAGAAGGGAGGATTGCTCCTCCCTTTGTATTCACCGATCAATCGCAGAATAATATGCTTTGTCGGTGATAACATTGAATAGCAGAGAAAGATCTTCTGCCAGTTTTTTCACTTCGTAGTTATGAATCTGAAAACGTGCTTTCACATCAAGGAACAAAAGTTCAAAGGTGGAAGCATAATCTTCACGTTCCATAACAACAGAAGGGCGAGACATAAACAAGTCGCGTGCTTACACTACAGAGACACTTTAGAGGCTACAGTTAGAAGAACACTTCTAAACCTACAGGTTCACCGAACGAATAATCATAGTTTGTTGCATCAGCACAAACATAGTGAGGATGATCAACAGACACACCAATTCTTTTACACAACTCAGCGTGATTATCCTCCATAAATTCTACTGCAAAGAGCATATTATCATTGATATGTGTCAAGTCATGATATTTTGATAATTCTGTTTGCAGTGCCAATAGGAAGTTCCCTGAACCCGCAGAATTATCAAGAAAAGTGCTCTTAGGATTTTTTAGGACAGATTCAGGGATCTCTGATACCATAGAGGCGCAAAGTTCTGCTGGTGTGAATACTTCACCAGTCTGATCAATTCTATCATCAGATCTGACAATCTCAGATCCTACCATTTCATTGTGAGTATTCTTAGGCATAGATGTTGTCCTTCAGGTATTGTACTTCTTCGGAGGAGAGATCAAACTGCTCATGGATATTCTCCAGAGATTCTAACAATGGTATCATAGCATTTTTTACAGCAGCAGTAAATCCTGATGTCCTCTTGTATTTCTGAATGTAGAATTGCATCAGCGGATGATCAACAATAGATTTGAGGTGGTTGCCCTCATCTTCAGACTCAATTGAACACCATACGTTTAACATACCAATGTGGCCAGTTGTTGTAAACCTACCCTTATACGATGAAGAGAATGGCACAACAAACTTCAAACAATTTGGTGTGTTGGGTATAATGTTTGTATGTTTTACAGTCTGACCTGATGCATAAACGGCAAACTTACCATCATCAACATATTCATCCTTTGCAATCTCCTGACCAATTTGTAGAGGAATTCTAGGATGATTGGAGTTGGCAATCTTATCCAGAATAGAATGAACGATGATGTCATCACCAGTCAGAGGAATACCCTCAGTTAAGTTATGGTAACTGATACCGTCTTCATTTACGACTTTTGTCTCACCTTTGTATGGTTCGTTGATAACATGCCACCGACAAACATTAACTTTAACTGTGGAGAAGTATTTGTCCGCAGTGTAATCAATGCTAACCATGTTGTAAGAGGTTGATACTGACTTCAGCATTTTTTTACCAAAACCAGTCTCTCCAATAACTGAGATTGGAGTCACAAGTTTTACATGTCCACCAGGTTTTACCAACTCTAATGCACGCTGCACAAAACTATGCCAGAGTTTGTTATTCTTTGCTGGATTATTTGGGTGTTGGTAAGGTGGATTACCAATTACAACATCGAAGCGCATAGTTCCATCTAACTCAAAATACTTGACTTTACTAATAACATTATATCCTTTTTTTCTGTACCAATCATCATAACCATTGCAGGCAACAACTACAACATCATCTTTGGATAATCTAGAGAGATCATCACGAACTCCCGAACCGGGTTCTTTAGCAAGATAGAGTGTCTTCATACTACTAGAACAATTTAGGAGCTACAGTTCAAAGATCGAACATGTTTACAGCGGGATGATCAGCACTCTCAAAGGAGAAGTTATCCATAGAATCAAGTTTATCTGCTTTGTTGATAATCATGTTCATAATGGATTCATTCAAGAATGGTACGATGTTGTTGTAAACAACCTCCGCATCTACACCTATAAGGCGATTGTATTCTGCGTTTTTGTCTGGGTCAGATGCAATCTCCGACAGACAATCTTTGAAGGTAGACTGATAAGGAGCAAGATAGTATGTATTAGAAGTACATTCTACCACACGACGAATCTTCTTGACAAGATCTCGAATTGCCTTATTCTTTTCATCAATGCCATTCTTTTTAACTTCTTCGGATTGAATGTAAGTAATTGCCTTATCAATCACTCCCAAAGTTTTTTTACAAGTAGAGGGATGAATCTTGATGTTCTGAAGAACGTCAAGCATTTTATCAGAGTCAGAGAGATAACTCTCGATGTCAATGGTTGCCATGCCCATGTTATTCAAATTCTCAACAGAGGTAACATACTCAAGAAAATCTGTAGAGGTAAGTTTAATCATGCGACCCTCTTCGTCCTTACCTTTGAAGAAGTTAGCAAGACCAAATACACGGCGAATAGCACCCTCAGTGTCAGAGGGATCGTATTCAATAGCAGTAGAAATCAGGTCAGTCTCAAAAGAACTGGTTCGCTCAGAATTAAAGGAGTAGTTGACAACCAGACCAGTAGTCTTATCACAACCAGGAGTAAAACAACGCGATGCCTGTTGAACAGCAGCGCCGACAGATCCTCCGTCCTTACAGTTGATAACTGCCACAATGTTGGGGACAGAGAATGAACGAGCACCCATAGAACAAGAGATGATAATAGTTTTCTCCCCGCCAACTTTAATGGCATCCTTTACTGCATCCTCCGCAGTTCTGTTGGTGTGGTCATCACCATGCAGACCAATCCAGTTGTAGTGTGGTGCAATAGACTTGCCAATCTTGACCAGGTTGTTGACATCTGCCTTTGTACCTGGAATGAACATCATAATGGCAGGATGTTCAATCGAACCATACTGCTCTGCATACATTCCGAAGATGTCTGCACCATAATCCTCATCAAATAGCAGACTCTTGATAATCTTGGTCTGAATGTGGGAGTTGCGCTTAGCAAAAACCTTTGCCATATTAGGACGCTTCTCATCAGTCAAGTCGTTAAGTTCATCGACAAGATCTTTACCAGCGTCAAGACTCAGGACATCAACCTCAACAATATCAGACAACATATCCTGCCATTGTTGTGGATTATCGGAGCAGAATCCATCAGGTTGGAAGAGATAACCCTCCCCACGCTTTGCTTCAATCAGGTCAAGATATGCGACCGTGATAGGTTCTTCAATGTGTCCGCGAGTTCCAATCAATGCGCGGTCAATGTTGGTGCCAGTAGCAACACAAACCAAGTTGTCGTTAGTGTTGATGAACTGGTTAGCAGTCTGCCTGCTAGATTCAGTCCATGCCCCAAAGTCTGCCTCGTCAATGTAGATCAGAGACTGATACTCTTGGAGAGCAGTAATAAGTTGGGGATCAATCTTCTCTGCTTCAGTATGCAGAGAGACATCAATCAACACACGTTGACCCTTATCAATCGCTGCTTTGAATTCTTGATAGTCAGGTTTGATAACTGCAATATCAGAAGTAATATCAAACTTCTGTTCTACAGTGTTGATGAATGATTGATTTGCTGCCAACCAGTGTGCAGCAACAATCATAACTTGAAGACCAGAATCCTTGAACAAGGACAAAGCTTCCAGAGTCTTACCAAACCTGGCACACAGATTCAGGGGTTGAATCATAGTGTTGTAAGTATTCTTCCAACGCTTCAGAATCAACTGATTTACCCATGCTTGGTGTGGACGTGGACTGAAGAATTTTTCAACACGTCGAATACCAGTGGTATGATATTCAATAGATTGTTCAACCCGATTCTTCAGATACTCTTCGGGGTTGTCATCATCAACACGGAAGATTTCGTCTGACCGAATACCTTCCTCTTCTTTAACAGAGTGAATCTTCTCATCTTTTAGAATGTCAAGATGAACAGGTTCATCCCTAAGATCCCCCACACTGTAAAATTCTACACGTTTTGGAATGTAAGGGAGTTTGCCACGATAGTCGCTATCCTGCCATCTGAGCAGAGGAGAACGATTGTTGGAGGTCATACCTACATGGAACTTATTAGGGTTGTCAGTAGAACCAACGTAGAGAATGTTGCCCATAACGGATGCTTCAGTCCTTCAATTATAGCACACTTTAGGGGCTACAGTAAGAATTAGACTCAAAGTGTGTGAATATACAAAAAATCGCCTGCAACACTGTCACAAGCGATTGTAGAGGGGTCTCAGAGTATCTTATGGTTGATAATGACTTGCGGGTTTGTCTGTTCCCTTGCGAATATCACGGACCAATCTATCTCCTGCTCTCTTCAATTTGCGGCGTTCATCTCTTGAATACCCTGATGCTTTGGCGGGTTTGTAATTTGGGTTCACAGACTTAGTTGTCTTCTTGGTGAGCAGTTTCGACGCTGCTTTCTCTTTATCCTTTGAAGTTGAAGTGTCTTTCTTTACCTCTCCGCCAGACTTTCTTGCGGCAATTCTTGCCTGTGCTGCCTTCTTTCTTTCTGCCTTCGCTGCTGCTTTCTGTGCATCAGCTGCACTGCCACGGGCTTGTGTTGGTTGCTGTGTTCTTGAGGCAGCAGTTCTCTGGGTTCCAATATCCTTGCGGTCTTTGTAAGACTTAGCAGGGACCATCTTGCCTCCTCCAACAGCTTTCATCCGTCTCTTTTCAGGTTCGGACTTCCTTCTGTCGCGCCCAATTTCACCACGCTGACCAGTTTTTCTGATCTGCGATGAACCCATAACGTCTTTGTCATAGGCTTCAGTTACAAATTGGGCGAACGTTTTCATCTCTTTGAATCTATTCCTCTTCAGTATTTAGTTGAAAACCATCTACAAACTCCATCAGGTAGTAGTCCACGGTCACTTCGTATTTTGCTGCTTCTGCTTCACATTGATCCCAGAAGGCTTGTGAGTCCAGTTGCATTTCGTCAAGATTCATTGTCATTCGGTAGCATTTTTGCAGTGGCAGCAAAAGTTTCCCTTTGCTTAATGTAGAGTTTAACATATGCTTTCAACATGCTTTTGCATGTCTCAAGATCACCGATAGTATCAATTTCACGGGAGAGTTTTTCATACTCAAACGATCCATTGATACTACCTAACTGAATGTCTTCAGGTTTCATACTGCTAGATGTCCCTCAGGGATGTCGATACGCTGCTTATATGTATCATCCCAGTCGCGAGTATTGTAGCAAGTCCACCCTGCGCTAGTGTAAACATAACCATACTCTTCACCATTTTCCAGGAAATCTTCCAGGTTTTTATCAAGGCGAGGAGGGCAATCTTCACCGCGTCCAGAGTAATACTGAGGACCATACTCTTCTGATTCTTTCTGTTCAGTCACATAAGGAGCAAGTTGTTTACCAGTCCAGCGATCTTTTGTCCAAATGCAGGAACAATCGCCGCCGTCAATCAGATCAGCAACTTTCTCTTTATCAGTGTAGTGACTGTTAAGAATCCGACCAGTCCACTCAGGATAACCATCCCAGTGCTGATAGATCGACAGAATAGAATCGTCTTTGAGTTGAATACCGATGCGAGAGCGGGTTCCCATGTGTTTGAGTGATGCTTACAATACTAGGACATTTTAGGGGCTACAGTTACTGTTCCCACCCCCAGTGTTCCATCCATTCGTCAAGAGTGTATCCTTCTCCTGTGGATGTTTCTTCAATCAACTGTTCAAGTGTGTATTCTTGAAGTTCCTCGCGATATTCTTCGGGAGTTTGATCTTCTTCAGGATTGAAATCATCATGGCAGAGATATTCCCACTCTGCCACAAGTGCGTTGATAAGTTGTGCTCTAGTGTAGTTCATTAGTCTTTACCAAATACATCTTCGTAGGTCAAACTTTCAATGTGTTTTACTTGTTCAGAGTATGGTTTAGGATTCTCTTTTGGATCAAGAAAGTACCTATACATTGCACTGCCTGGTGGTGGTAAATCAGCGATCATTCTCTGCTTTACTTGCATCAATGCTTGTGCTTTTCTAACTCTTTCTCTTGCCTCTTCAAATGGTTTTGAGTGGACAGATTGAAAATTTGTAGAATTGTTCATCGGCGGATCTCACTAATAGCGGGTTGACCTTGATTGAAGACGACATCAACAACTGCCTGCACTTTGCGGGCAGTGCTGATACCAACAGAGTCATAAGTAGGG